GGCGTAGTGACTCGTCCAGTCGTGGAGTGGCCTGTCCTTGAACCGCTGCAGCCGGTCGTCGTATTCGCGCCGGTACTGCCGGACGGCATCCATCGCCCGGGTCATGCGAGCCGCTGCGTCCTCGGCAGTCTCGCCGGGGAACGGGTCGGGAGCCTTGTTCCACTCGACCACCGGCAGCATCTGGCGCACCGCCTGGATGCCATCGTCCACCGAGTCAGCCTCAAGCACCCGAGGCTTGAGCCCATATCCCGCCGCTGTTTCGAGCCGGGACTTGCCAGACCCCCACTCCTTCACCGCCCCGTCGTGCGGCCAGATGTGATCGGCATACACATAGTCCATGGCGAGGAGCTTCTTCGCGTACCACTCGAGCCCGACGCCGGAGCCTTCCAGCACGTTGATGATGCGCACCTTGTGGCCGACGAGCTGGTAGAACCAGATGACCGTCGAATCGCCGATGCCGATGTCCCATGCCGTCCCGACCGGCTGGCCGACGATATGCGGGAACTCGCCAGATCTGCCGCCCTGCTCCGCCTTGAGGATGGCATCGCCGTAGTACGCACCGGGAATGTCGGCATCGAAGTCGCAGTAATACTCCTGCCGGATGATGGCCTCGGCTTCCTTCTCACCGCGCTCGACCCGCAGCTCCTTGCGCTCTCGGTCGATGATGTCCTTCGAGATCGCCTTGGTGTCCTCGACCGTCAGCACCTGCCCGAACCACGCAGGGTCCTTCCGGGCGTAGTCCACCAGACGGGCAAAGTGGTTCCGGCCACGAGGGGTGCTGATGAATATCGCCCAGCCGCCGTTCTCCGCAAGGATGGGACGCAGGAACGCCCAAGCATTCGGGTCGGCGAGCGCGTACTCGGAGAACACCACCCCCATGGGCGGGGAACCGATCAGGCTGTTGTAGTTGTCCGAGCCCACGACCTGCCAAGTCGAGCCGTTCTTGAACCGGATGAACATGTCCTGTTCGCGGGTCGATTCTCGAAGCTCGGGCGGGAATGCAGCGTCGATGCGCCGCCGCCCGGTATGCGGGTCCACCGCATCCCAGATAGCCTTACGGGACTGGTTCGCCTGGGGAAGCATGTGCCAGATGCCGCCCACCCGCTGCATGGCCGACACAGCAGCCCAGTGAAGGCTCAGGTCATCCTTCCCCGATCTTCGGTGCCAAGAAAGGGCCAACCGCTTGCAGCCGCCCTCGAGCGCGGCCCACGCCGGCATCTGGTATGGGCGCGGTCGCCAGCCATTAGCCGGCAGCGTTACTGTCGGCATCCGTCATCCGCACGACATTGACCGTCAGGCCGACGTTACCCGAGTGCTCGACCTCGGCCTTGTCCCCGTACCGCTTGGGCAGGAACTTGGAGGCAAACCACTTGCGGGCGTCGAGCTCGACCCGCGCTTGCTGGGCATCGATGACCCCGTTCCGCATGTCCTCGATGACCTGCTCGGCCTTCTCGACCTGATCCTGAGCGAGTGCTTCCAATGCGCGCGCGTAATTGTCACCAGCCGTGACCTTCAACGCCGCTGCTCGGAAGGTTGCCCGATTGATGCCGACCTGTAGACAGGCGGCGTTCTCCGACATGCCGTCCTCGACGAGCGCGAGGACTGCCTTGACCTGTTCTGCTCTGTCCGGCATCACTTCGCCATCAGCTTGCGTGCTGCCATTCCCTTACCGGCGCTCTTGGCTGCCTTGCGAGCCGTGCTCATGGCGATCGCCACGGCTTGCTTCTGCGGGCGACCGGCGCGGACTTCGGCTGAGATGTTGCGCGAGATGGTCTTCTGGCTGTATCCCTTCTTGAGCGGCATGGTCACTTCCCCTTGTTGCGGTTGCTGATCGCCCGGGCCTTCGCCCTAGCGTCTTCCTTCGAGTTCGCACCCCATGCCTTCAGGGCGAGGGCGAGGCGTGTCGGCTTGCCGTCCTTCCCGACCATCGGGCCGGGAGCGTTGCCCATCCGGGCAAGGAAACTGGCGCGTCTCGGGTTGTCCCCTGACTTGACCGGGGCCTTGAGGTTCATCCCCTCGGCCTTGGCAGAGCGGCGACCGGCCTCGTTCAGACCGCCCTTCGGGTTCTGCCCTGCCTTGCGCTGCCATGCGGCGGTCTTCATACGAGGTTCACGTCTCTCGGCTCCTGCGGTCTACCACCCGGGCCACCCGGTACCGGCGTAGGTGTCGGGCCACCGAGTCCAGCAGCGGCGACACCGGCGGTAGCCCTCGGCGAAAGTCTTGGCACCCTGCCGACGGCTCCTCCCAGAATTGCACCACCTCTCCGGCGACGAAAGCCGAACAGATCCTCGCCTTCCTGGTCGCCGTTATCTCCGAGCAGCTGCGCCTTCACTTCCGCTTGAGCGCGGTCTTGATGGATTCGCGAAACGCTTTCGCAGTCGGCGCACCCTTGCTGCCGGGCTTGCGCATCTTCTCGCCGCTACCGGCCTTGATGCGCTCGCGTTTAGCGTTGATGTTTGCGTATAAACCGGGACCAGGCATCTCGTTACCTCACGCTGCTTCGGGCAGTTTCGGCTTGCGCCGGACCTTCGCGCCACGCACGAACTCGACCTCGACCTTCGGCGGGGGCGGCGGCTCACAGTCGGGACACCGCACCCACCCGCCAGACCAATCGGCCACCCAGCCGCTGCTGTTGCAGTTGAGGCAAGGCTTCCGCTCAGTCTCGGTCATGCCCCAAGTCTAACCCCCCGGCTACCGCTGCGGCAACTCGCCACGGATCAGCGGCAGGGCGTCCTCGAGGCGCATCACCACGAGCCACCCCTTCCCGTCACCCCGGCAGGCCACCACCGGGATGTCGCCGGGGCCAGACGCACGGACGGCCTGCTCGACCCATTCGTGGACCGCGATGCCCTTCCTGCGTTTGACCTCCCACCGGAACTGGCCGGTCGTGATGTCGTCCCCGCCGTCACGGGCCTGCCCGATGTTGCGCCTGACCACCCAGCCGAGTTGGTCGCTCAGGATCTTGGCGAGTTCGTTCTCACCGGCTGCGCCCTTACGCCTTTGACTTGCGCCCATTCGCTTTCCTCGGTTGGTACGCCTTTAGCCCGCGCCCAAGCAAACCCATGATGGTAGACACCGGAACCCCGAGCTCGCGGGCAAGTTCCTTATTCGTCGGCAGCGCCGCACGAGCGGCCTTTACATCGAGGACCCGCTGGTACTGCTCCATCGTCACCGATGGGGGCCTGCCTGCACTGCGCTTCACGACATCACCTCCACGAGCATGGCGAAAAACAGCAGGATGCCGAGGAGCACGATCGCGGCGTCCCGCAGCAGCCGGAACAGCGGGCCGAAGTCAGGAGGGCGTTCCATCACCATCCTCCACGGCATCCTCGACGCGCCCGATGAGCTCCTCGAGCTCCTCGTCGGCCAGCTGCTCCTTCCCGTGCAGCACGCACCAGGCGGGGTCGAGCCGCCGCAGGGCGTCGCGCACGTCGCGCAGCAGATCGTGTCGCTCTCGCAGCAGCCGGAGCAGCCTCATGCGCTCGCTCATTTGCTCCCCCGCGCACGGATGGCGTTGACGATTTCCTGCGCGTTGTTGTCGCTGATGCACAGCCCGTAAACAATCGGGCAAATCGCCTCCCGCTCGGCCTCTGCGACGAGGGCGGCGAAGCGTTCGAGTGCCTCCACTTGGCCATTTGGCGCGGGCAGCAAAATGCTGTTCGCTATACAGATGCCCGCCTCCCGCGCCATGCGGGTGATGTCCTCGCGTGTCATTTTCTACCCACTCCATTCCAACATTTAATCAATTGGTCTTGTGCGTTAAGCAGGTTCCAGAAATCGGCATTCAGAGATAGTTCCATTCCACAATGCTCGTCTTTATCTTTAGTGCATTCGATGAAAAGTGTCTGCCAGTCTTTGCCGTAGCACTCAATAGTACCAGTAGCATCTAAACGCGCAGATGATCCACACATTGGACAAGGTAAAATTTCCTCGCGTGTCATGTGTCCTCCTTCCTGATCCCGTGGAACCGCTCGGCGGCGCGCCAACCGTAACGAAATTCAGCGTGCCGCAGCCCCCACAAATTGTTATCCCAATACCATTTATGCACCTGCTCATCCGTCGCAGGCTCCCGCTTGGCGTCCGGCTGCGGTGGGGCGAGGTAAAGGTCTATATCTACCCCGCGCATTTGGGATGCGTCACCGCACCAAAACAAGTTGCCGTTCTTTGCAAAAGCCACCGGCTCCCGCTTGGCGTCCGGCTCCGCGACGGTGGCGGGTGGGTGGGTGTAAAGGGGTTCAAATCGCCACCATTCTGAATTCCAGCGTTTCGGCTTGCTCGTTCTGGCGATAAAATCGCCGTCATTCACGCCGACCCCTACTTGCAACCACGCCACCGGCTCCGGCTTCTGCTCCGGCTCCGCGAGCGCGGCGTCGAGGGCTGCGAGGGCTTCCTCCGTGTTCTGCTTGCAGGTTTGAAGTGCGGATTCTGGCCATGCCCACAGCCCGTGATTCGCCCAACCACTAAGCGCACTTCGCGCTTGCTCGGCGGCGCGGCGCAGGGTGATGTTGTCGGTCATGTCTTGTCCTCTTCGTTCCCCGGTATCTGGCAATACGCTTCCCAATACCCGATGGCAATCTCTCTAGCGCGGTGCTTGTTCACGCCCTCGCGCATCAGGGTTACTGTCAGTCCATCCATCCACCATGCGGGGGTCTTGCTCTCCGGCTCCGGCTCCGCGAGCGCGGCGTCGAGGGCGGCGATTTCGGCGCTGTAATCCGATTTCTCGCCGCTTGGCCTAATCGTTTTGTCCGCGTCTCTGAACGCCGCGTGTAATCTCCAGACCACAGCGCGGGGCAGGGTGATGTCGCTCACGGCTTCACCTCCCGCGCCCGAAGCATGGCGTCGGCTGCTTTGTAGGCGTCCTCGGCAACATTTTCAAAAGTTGCGCCTTTGACAACATATGACACCAACCCCGCCAACGCTTGCCCCGCGAACCAGTCGCGCAGGGTCATGCCGTCGTTGCTGTTGTATCCGTGCCTCGGAAACGCCGGGCCGCCGTCGTTGGTCATGCTCATATCGTCCTCTCCTGTTTCGGTCCCGAACACTCGCCCGCCCACATCCGGGCGCAACGGTTGTCGGTCAGGCAGTCGGGGTAGCCGCAGCCAGCCGTGCGGATATTGGCGAGCTCGGCCTCGAGCCGGTCGATGCGGGCCGCGTACATCGCGCAACGCTCCAGGGCGCTCTTGATCTCAGCGCGGTACTCATCCGCAGTGTGCGGGCGGGCGAGCCATTGCTTGTCCCATTCGTCGAGTTCCATGTCCGTCTCCTGTGTGTGTGTGAACGGAATTAGACTAATCTCGATTTAAAATGATGTCAACACTATTTGCGCCTCGCCTCCTCGATGCAGATCCAGACAATGCGGATGAGCGCACCGGCCAGCATCGCAAGCCAGACCGCTATCCCCACTTGGAACACCATCTCAAGCTCACGCATTGCTGTTGTCCTCCGCGCTGTGCCAGTCGGTCTGGCGGCGCAGGAACTTCGGCCACTCCAGCGTTGAAGTGAACGATTTGTCCTCAAGCAACACATGGTTCGTCGGCTGCGCGGTGATGCGGCCATTCTCCAGCCCGCAGAAGTAAAACTCTTTCGACTGTTCTGGCACCGCTGAAAACGCATCGGCGACCGGCGACACCGTGAACCAATACTCGCCCGCCATCTCGCGCCGATCCTGCAGCCGCACCCTCGCGTTCATCGATGAGAGGTACGGGTATTCGAGGGCAGCGAACTGCCACCCGTAGGCATCCCATGTCTGCGCGTCTGACGCTCGCCAAGGCTCGTCGGTCTTGCGGTGCGCGAGCTGGTGGAGCGGGACATTCCGGTATACCGCCCCGCCTTCAAGCAGGACATGACACCCCCACGCCCGTCCCGGCCACGAGGTCAGCCCGAACCACACCCCGCGCAGCCAGTCGTGCTGGCCGATCGCGTTGGGCTCGACCCAGATGTACCTGTGGGCGGGCAGCGCACCCGAGTGCGTGTAGAGCGTCATCGGTTCCGCAGCCTCGCAAGACCGCGCTCGCCGAACAGCTGCCGCACCATCCCCGCAAGGTGCGGGTTGCCGATGACCTCCTTCGGGTCTGCGTCACGGATCGCAGCAGCCGCCGCGTCTTTCACGCGCTCCATCGCGTCCGCATCCGGCTCGCGCATGGTCAACCGCGCGAGGTACGCCTCGCAGAGCTTCAGCCGGTTGATGGGTGTCGGCTCCTGCTTGCCCCAGATTCGAGCCGCCCACTCGTCTTGTTCGGCGTGACGGGCGATGTCGGCGGCTTTCTGCTTGTCGGTCTTCTCGACCTTCTCGCCGGGGCGCGGCGCGGCCTTCTTGATTTCGAACAACCCTTGCCATTGGTTTGCGATCGACTGGTCAACTACCGCCGCTTGGTCGTCGCCGAACCGAGCGAGCTTGAGCTTCATCGCGTGTTCGCTGATCGGCTTGATGGGCTTGCGGATGGCCTTCCTGAAGGCGACCCATCTCTCCCACGATGCTTCATCGAGTTCGTTCATGTGTGTGCTCCTGTGTGTATGCGTTCGCAGTGTTTTATCCGAAAAGTTCCAAATTCGTATAAGCCCCCATCGCATCGGCAGACCAATACGCGCAGCTCGCGTGGTGCTCGATGCGCTCCATCAAAATCAACGCCCGGCCATACTGGGTGCGCGGGGTGTAGGGGCCGCGCCACTTCTGGTCGATTCCGGCGTTCCGTGCGACGTTGCAGCTGTCGGCGGACGACAGCGGCAACTTGCTGAACACGCCAGGATCTAGCATCCGCAGTCCGTGCAGCTTGACCCTCGGGCGCCCGGCCTCGTCGCACAGCACTCGCATCGCCTCGGCGATTCTGCCCCACCACCGATCATCACCGACGGTCGCAAATTGACCAGAGGAGCCAAGCGCGATGCGCGGCCATCGCATCAAGAAGTCGAGGTATTCCAGGCTTTCGTGCATGTGCCAAACAGGCACCGATACGGCAAGCGGCAGCGGCCAGTTTTTCACGAGCTCGCGATTGTCGGATTCTGAACCATCAATCCGATCTGGGATGACGCACCAATCCATCGCCGGGTGCCGCATCCATCGCTCGGCCCACTCTTGATAACCGTCAAAGTCGTATGCCTTGCCTTGCTTCCACGCGCTGAACGCGCCATTGTCCAGCACGAACGACTGGCAGATTTCTGCGGCCATCTCTGCTTGACTAGGGTGCTCGAAACTCACCATCGCGTGTCGCGCAGTCAGCGCTCGGACCATGTCTGCAAGAGGCGTCATCGGCAGGCCGTGGTAGTGGATCATTTGACCCAGCCCCAACGAGCGCCCTTGATGACGTTGCGGACGGTTTGCACTGAAACACCCAGCCTCCGCGCTATAGACTTATTGCAAAGGTCTCGACGAACGCGGTTTCTTTTTTGCACGGCGCGGCGAATCATTCGCACGTCGTACTCGGTCAAAATTTTATTCACCGCCTTCTCTCGTATAGGTTAGGTCTATATCCATCTCTCTCCCCATATGCTCGGAAGCCCGGGAATGACCCCCCTACCCCCCTTAAATCGGAAGGTAGCGAGGTCATGCCTAAATGCCCGTATAGCCACGGTGTTTAGACCCGCCGGGCTTTGGTAAGCGATGCCCGGCCCGGTCTTGTGACCGGCCCTTCGCCGACAGATTGAACCCATGTCGAGGGGTTGGGAGATGGGTGATTGACAGACCTTTTCCCCCGGTCTATCGTCACGACACCTCGATACGCATCCCGAGAGTAGGGCCCTCCCCCCGCCCGCGTCAAGCCCCCGAAAGGGGGTTTGTCGTTTCTGGCCTCCTCCACGGCCTCGCAGATCACCGCCGCCACGCCGCGCACCCACCGTCTACGCCGAGCCATCACCCGCGCCATCTCTCGGCGACTCTCCAGGTGAGCCCGGTAGTAAGTCCGATGGTACGCAGCGCGGCTCATGGGCTGTCCGGCGTAGGCCGCAGCCCAGCCTCGATCTTGCGAATCAGCCGCCGAGTGCTGCGCGACTGGTCCTCTTCCTTGAGCTCGGCCACAACCTCACCGGCAAGCTCACGCAACGCATACCGCTCCGGCACGCCAACACGCGCCCACTTCGATACCGCTGCCCGCGTGACACCGAACCGCCGCGCAATGGCGCTTTGGTTGCCGTACTTCTTGACAAGTTCATCGACAGTCATAAGACCTCCGTTGTTAACGACCGGAAGCATACGGCAAAAAAAAGATGGATACAAGTGTTGACATAGCTACCGGAGCCGGTTTAGGATTCACCCGTCGATTACACACACACAGGGGAATTGACCATGAGATACCGACCCATCCCGTCCCATCTGCCCCCCGCCATCCGGTGGGGCATGACCGCAGGCCAGTGCCGCGCCGGTCGCGATCAGGCGATGCGCTTCGCCCGCCAGAACCCGAAGATGACGGCTTACGTCACGATGGCCCGCAACCAGCAGCGCATGATGCTGATGGCCCTGCGCATGGCCCGCGAGGTGCAGTCATGAGCGGCTTGGATAAATTCGCACTCGCATGTCAGGCAGCGTTCTGGGACAGAATCCAGAACAATCAGCCGATCGCAGACGAGTACAACTTCGGCGACCAGTGGCGAGCATTGGTCGAGACCCGCACGATGGAGGCTGCTCGGGCCGCAGACTTCCGAGTACACCTCGCTCGACTTGGCGTGGACGATGATGGGGATGCCGCAGACGCGCTCGACGAGATGCAGAAGCAAACCTTCTCCGTAATCCACGACCTGAAGCGCAAGGTGGCCGCATGAGCGCCTTCGACGTCGTATACGTTACGGTCGTGACCATCGGCATGACGTTGTTGTTCGGTGCCATCGTGGTGTGGATGTTCACCCGCCCTGCACCGTGGAGGCGTCGGCGTGAGCGCCTGCCGAACCCCGCCTGGAGAGCCCGCGTCTACCAGCCCCACAAGTTCAGCCGATGGTGGGTGTGATGGAAGACGACGATACCTGGTGGCACCAGCTCGACCTCGAGATGCAGGAGCGCGAGGAAGAGGAACGCATCGCAGCCTGCAACACCGCTTTATCCCTACTGACACAGGAACACACGCATGAACCAGTCTGAATCCATTGCCGCCCTCGCCGCCGCCCTCTCGAAGGCGCAGGCCGACATCACCGGAGCCTTGAAGGACAGCGCCAACCCGTTCTTCAAGTCCAAGTACGCGGACCTCGCGTCCTGCTGGGACGCCTGCCGCAAGCAGCTCGCCGCCAACGACCTCGCCGTCATCCAGACGACCGAGATCGGCGAGACCGGGGCCATCCTCGTGACCACCCTCGCGCACTCGTCCGGGGAATGGATGCGCGGGTACCTGCCCATCCTGACCAAGGACGCCGGTCCGCAGGGACAGGGCTCGGGCATCACCTACGCCCGCCGCTACGCCCTCGCCGCCATAGTGGGCCTCGCCCAGATCGACGACGATGCCGAGGCGGCGCAGGCCCGTGGCAAGCCCGAGGCCAAGCCCGACCCCGACCTCGCCAAGAAGGTGGCCGAGTGCCAGACCCTCGCCGACCTCACCGCCCTGTTCAAGGGGCTGACCGAGGCGCAGCGTCAGGCGTCCTCCGGCATCTTCGCCGCCCGCAAGAAGGAGCTCGGCTGATGGAGCAGCGCACCCCCGAATGGTTCGCCAAGCGGCTCGGGCTCGTGACCGCCAGCCGGATAGCCGACGTCATGGCGAAGACCAAGACCGGCGCGTCGGCCTCCCGCAGCGGGTACATGGCCGAACTCCTGACGGAACGCCTCACAGGACAGCCCACGGAGGGCTATAAGAGCCCCGCCATGGACAGGGGCATCGAGCTAGAGCCCGTCGCCAGAGCCGCCTACGAGGCGCGAGAGGGCGTTCTGGTGGACGAGGTGGACTTCGTGCGCCACCCCATCCTCGAGGCCGGGGCGTCCCCGGACGGGCTCGTCGGCGAGGACGGCCTCATCGAGATCAAGTGTCCGAACACGGCCACGATGCTCGAGTACATCGAGGACCGCTCCGTCCCCCGCAAGTACCTCCTGCAGATGCAGTGGCAGATGGCCTGCACCGGTCGCAACTGGTGCGACTTCGTGGCCTTCGACCCACGGCTCCCGGAGCATCTGCGCCTGCTCGTCATCCGGGTCCCGCGAGACGAGGGCGTCATCGCCGAGATCGCGGGCGAGGTCGGGCGGTTCCTGACCGAGCTGCGGGACCGGGTCGAGCACTTGCAGACGGTGCGCCTGTGACCCTCGTCACCGGGTACTTCATCCAGCGCGAGGGCTGGGGCGGGTGGGAGGACGTACCGGCGCACGTTCTGGAGCACGTCGGCCACAAGCCGAACCCCTACCTCGACATCAACCACGCACAGGCCGCGCTCGACGCAGCCGAGGCTTTCGGCGACGAGAGACACCGTCTCGTCGGTCGCCCCGTTTCCATCAACCAGGAGTGATGACTATGCCTGAGTACGACAACACGAATAAGGGAGCACTCTTCAAGAACGAAGAGAAGCGCCCAGATCGAGCCATGAAAAACCCTGACGGCACCGAATGGGTTATGAAGGACTCCGACTATAGCGGCGAGGCCGACATTAACGGGGTGCTGCACTTTGTCGATGGCTATTTGCAAAAGAGCAAGGCCGGAAAGACCTACATGAGGCTCAAGTTCAAGCCTAAGCAGCAGCAGCACGAGCGCCCGAAGACCCTCGCGGAGCAGAAGCCCGAGGAGTTCATCGACGACGATATCCCGTTCTGAGGCGGGAGCGTAGATGAACCGCATCTTCCCCAAAGGCACCACGCCTGACCAGATCGCTTCGGCGATCTCGGTCATGGTGCGGTGGCTAGACCCCGGCAAGTCCTGGAAGGTCACGCTGGAGGAGTTCAAGCCCCGGCGCTCGGACATGCAGAACGCCTTCCTCTGGGGCGTCGTCTACCCGTCCATCCTCGAGGGTGGCGGGGAGGCGCTGGCAGGCTGGCAGAAGGACGACCTGCACGAGTTCATGCTCGGCGAGCACTTCGGCTGGGAGACGCTCACGCTCGGCGGGAAGACCGTCCACAAGCCGGTGCGCCGCTCGTCCCGACTCAACAAGCAGGACTTCTCCGACTACCTCGAGTTCCTGTCCCGCCGCGCCGCAGAGCTCGGCATCGTGATACCCGAACCGTCCTATGGAGAACACACATGACGCAGACCGAACAGATCCGCGCCCACTTAGTATCGGGCCGCGATATCACCCCGCTTGAAGCCCTCGACCGCTACGGCTGCTTCCGGCTCGCCGCTCGGGTCGCTGACCTTCGCGCCACCGGCCTCGATGTCCAGACCGTGACGGAGGAGCGGAACGGCAAGCGGTACGCCCGGTACCGGCTCGTCGGCCAGCTCGAGCTCGTATGAACCTACGCAAGCAGGCACGAGGCCGGGGCTGCACCGTCAGGCTCCCCGGCGTCTGCAACCACAACTCCGAGACGGTCGTCCTGGCGCACATCCGCATGGCCGGGATCTCCGGCATGGGGCTCAAGGCCGACGACCTGCTTGGAGCATGGGCCTGCTCTGCCTGTCACGACGCCATCGATCGCCGCTCCCACACCGAGCTCGAGCGCGACTATGTGCGGCTGGCCCACCTCGAGGGCATGGTCCGCACCATCGCGCAGTTACGCTCCGAGGGGCTCGTCTGACTTACGGCCCAGCATCGCGCCATACGCCACCGCTGTAGAAGTACAGCTTGTTGTTCGTGGTATCGACCACGATCGGCGCGAAGCCGGTCACCGTGGTCGGCGTTCCGGTCGGTGTACCCGCGCATGTCGGCACATAGAGGAACCCGTTCGTCGCGGTCGTGGCAACTGCACCAGCGCCGACCGACACGTTGCCCGCAGCGGTGAGAACCACCCGGTTAAGACCGGCGCAGCTAAAGGTCATCGTCAAAGCTTGGGTCTGGCTGATGATGGCGTTTCCAGCCGTGTCCACGCCAACCACCGTGCCATTAACGCCAGAGTTGCTGTTTCCAAACGACACAGCCGTTTGCGTCGATCCGGCTCGATAGAGACTCAGCACCTGCGTCGGAGCATTTCCGGCAGAGATGCCGACGTTTCCGTTGGACTCGACCCGCACCGCGTTCGTGCTGTTGGTCGAAATGCCGAGGGTATTGGCAGCAGGCAGATACACGCCGTTCGCCGGAACTGTCGTGCCGGTCACAGCGACACCAGCCGCAGAGACTTGGCGTCCCGCAGTCAGCTCGGAAACCGTAGCGCGAAGGGTGCTGCCACTCTGCACAAGCGGCACGGATTCAGTGCCAGCAAGCGGGGTTGCAGCGGTCGAAAGTTGCGATATTTTCTTGTCAGCCATTTTTCATCTCCTGTCAGGTCTGGGTGCCGACGACGGTGCCGTCGGTGTCGCTGGTCGGCAACGAGCCGTTCTTGATGCGCAGGTCGCCGGTTGAGTCGGACCACAGATAACTCTGCGTTCCACCGATGGAGCCAGGAAGCGGCGTCGGGTTCAACCAACCGAGCGCGGTCGTGGCGACAGTCGCGTTCGTCCCGCCGCCGAAGATGCTGCCGACGTAATACTTCGTCGCGTCGCCGGATTGGACAGCATACCCGCTTGCAGCGTTCGTGACCTGCGAGGCCGCGCTTGTCACCTCAATGGTCGGGGTGCCGTTGTTGTCGTAGAGGTAGCAATAGTACCGGGTGTTTGCCAGCACTCCGGCCAGCGGCACCGCTATGCCCGTTGACGGAATCTGATGCTCAATCCACTCGCCGGAGGTCGAGGCCACGCCGCCGCCGCTCTGATCTCGCGGGCCGCGCAACCGCATCGGGACGCTGCGACCCTCTCCGATGTATGCCTTCGGACGGAACACAACCTCCGTTGAGGACAGTATGGCGATTTCATTGTTGTTCTGGATGTTGTCAAACAACCATCCATCAAACCGCACTTGGCCGGGATAATCCATGTTCTCCCAGTTCGTGTTGCGGACGCGGCACGAATTGAGGTCGGCATTCACTCCGCTGATCTTGAATGCGGTGTAGGGGTTGTTCAAAGATGTTGCGCGAACCGTGGTGTTCTCAATGTTCACCTGCCGGATGATGAAGCTGCCCGCTTCAAACTCAAACCCGGTCTGGGCAACGTAGTCGTTGTTGTTGTAGATCTGGCAGTTGACTGCGTTGAAAACGAGGATGCCACGGCAGAAAAGACTGCGCTTGAAGCAATTCTCAAAAGTCACGCTACGCAAATCAACGGTCTGCCCGGAACCGGCCTCACCCTTGATGAACAACCCGACGTTCTGGGTGCCGTTGGCAAAGCCGCACGACTCCATCGTCAGAATCTGACCCTTCCAGATCATGCCACCAGATGGCGGGATGTACGGATTGAGAGGATCGTCGGTGCCGTTCGACTGGAAGAACACTTCGCGCAGGTAGGTATAGGAACCCTCGTTGCGATTGGCCGACCCATCGGCCTTGATGCCCCACCCCTTGCAAGCGTCAATCCAACATTGAGTCATGCTGAACATGTTCCAGCCGTCATCGATGTAGAGCCCGTTCTTGAGCTCGACGCCGTGGCTCGTCATGTCCTTGATGTAGACGTGATGGATGTCGATTTGGTAGCCATTAAGAACGCGGATTCCGACCGTTTCCGGCGTTGCGGTCGTGTTGACGATGGCGAGCTCGTGGATAAGCGAGCCCATCGCAGCTTCGTAACTGCCGCCATGCGAGCCGCTGTCGATGTCGATGAGCGGCTTGTTCGCGGCCTGATGGTTGAGAAAGGTCTTGACCATGCCGTCGCCCATCAGCTTGATGCCGGGGCTCGTAAAGCCGAAGGTCTTGGAGACGTTGTATGACAACGTGTTCGTGATCTTGTAGGTGCCAGCGGGGATATACACCGTCCGACCGGCTGCGGCGTTGATGGCGTTCTGGATGGCGAGCGTGTCATCCGCGCCGCCGTCACCGACCGCGCCGAAGTCCTTCACGTTCACGAAGTCGCCCAACTTGCTGTTCACCGAGCGCGGCACCGCGCCAGCGCCGGACTGCGTGAAGATGTCGAGCGAGGCATCGACCCCGACCGTCGCGGTCGGGACACCGTTCGCATCGAAGGAGAGGAACTTGCTCGCCCGAGCACTGGCCGCAGGAACCTGCGATGACATCACCGCATCAGATGCAGGGAACTTGATCGATCGCGCAGACTCCTCGCCGAGCTGCTGGGCAAGCATGGTCGCCTTGTCGAGCGCGGTCTCGAGCGACTCAGCCGGGAGCCGGTCGTTCGGCAGCAGGTCGGTCTCCTGCGTCGCCTCGATGTTGCGCCGGATCGTGACCGTTACCGCCGCAGCAGGGGCCACGAGCATCGTCACCGTCCCGCCAGCCTCGACCCCAGCACCCGCCACCGTGTAGTTGGTGGTCAGCGCCTGGACGGTCTCGGTCGTGCCGGTGCGCAGGATGACCTGCAGGTCAGCCGCCTCGAGGAAGTAGAACGGCACCGCAAAGGCAGTGGTCGACCCGTTGCCGGTATAACTGACCTTGCTCGTCGTGGATGATACGGTCATCTGTCACTCCCTCGGAGGTCCATACAGGACCTCATACATGAACTGTTGCGGACTCTCCGGGTTCCTCTCGTCGTTCAAGACATCCATCGTGTACTCGCCGCTGATCCGCACCTGACGGGTCGGCAACCCGAAGATGTACCCGCTGCTCTCAAACAGATCCCATGCGACGTCATTGAACTCCCGGTCCCCGGCCAGCACATCCGACGTCCGCATGAACGTGCGCCCGACCTTCTCAATCGACCCGGCGACCGGCGACAGCCGCCAACTCGGCTGGAACGCCATCTCGCCCTCGCCGGTCAAGTTTATCATGGTGGCCTCGACCACCCCAGAACCTTCCTTGAGGATCGGCACCGAGGCCAACGGGTAGAGCAGCATCTTGCGGATCGCCCACCACGTCTCGTCCTCATCCTCATCCGGGCCGCGCCCCGCCAGGATTTCGCCCAGCACCGCCGGCAGGATGACCAGCGCCAGCATCCGGGCGACCGCCCGGGGCATGTCGCGCACCCGGCGGGTGGTCGCGCCGACATCCCGCATCCGGGCATACAGCACCGAGAACGGGGTGTAATACATGGTCAGCAGCTTCATCAGCTCGTTGTCGCGCTGCACCGCTGCAAGGTCTTTAGCGCCCGCTGCGCCCTGCGAGAGCCGGACCGCCCTGTCCCCTGCCCGGATGGCGTCCTCCTCCCCTAGGCCCTCTGCGAGCGCCTGACGGTATGCCCCGATCCATGTCGGGATGGTGATCTGCCGGTCGGCCATCGCGGTCAGGTAGAACGCGGACCGGCGGATGGCCGCCAACGGCCCGACCTCGCCACGCAAGGTGCGGAGACTGTCGCGGACGTCGCGGTCGATGTTGTCGGACCGGAACTTCATCTCGCCCGACCGATCGTAGACGAACTGCTCGAGGGTCTCGCGGTGGGTGGACCACGGCCCGAACCGGTTGTAGTCGATGAGCGCCTGGGTAAAGAAGCGCGGCTTGACGGTGTCGAGCGCGGGGCCGATGCCGGCGAACTGCGCCATCATGGTCGTGACCTTCCAGCCCATCGTGACGATAGCCATGTTGGTGCGGAACTGCATGATCGCGCGCGAGAACACGTTCCCGGAGTGCAGGGTGTCGGCCCGGTCGGACACCAGTACCTGCATCCACTTGGTGAACTCCCGGTAGCGGGCCTCGCCTAGCCGGTCAATCATCACCTCTTTGATCTCCTCGTCCTTGAGGATCTTGTTGAGGCTGAAGATGGCCTCGCGGTGGGAGATGTCCTTGATGACCTTGGTCAGGTGACTGGTCAGCACCTGCTCGTAGTCGAGCCGCACCGCCGCCTTCAGGTTCTCGACGCGCTGCTTGGTGTAGCCGCGGTCGGTCCGCGCGCGACCGTAGGCGTTCGACATGAACTGCGAAACCGACTCGGTCGCCTCGGCCTGCTTGTCGCCGACAGCCGAGAGCTTCGGGTCATAGGCTAGCGGGAAGTACCCGCCGCGGTAATCACCGAACCGGGTCTGCACCACACGCGGGTCCACCTTCGGCGGCGCCACGCCGGACGTGCGCTCCTCAAGCGCCTTAATCTCCGGCCACAGGGAATTGACCGCATCCCAGATGCCTTGGATGTAGTCCCAGTCCTCCTTCGCCAACTTGCCGAGCGCGGCGTTGATGGAGGAATCGCTCCACCCGTACCCGTCCCGCAGCCGCTGGTAGTTGCTGTCATTGCCGACGTTCATGGCGATGCTGATGAGCGTGTAGCGGGTGACCGGAGATTCGATTCCGGGCAGCAGCACATCGACCTTGTCGGTCAGGGAATCGCCCCAGCCCTTCGGCATCGACTCGGTTAGGTCCTGAATCTTCTGGGTCACCATCGCGTGGAGCTCGTATTCCTTCACCTGCGCGTCATTCGCCAGGTCGAACACGAACCGCGCCCACGGCCCGTCAATCTTGCCGTTGTCCAACCACTCAACCATCTGCTCGACCTTGAGGATGGCGGCATCGAACCGCCGCCACGCCTTGGCCCCGCGCGCGCGCAACGGCTCGCCGACCGTGTTGGGGATGCGGAGCTCGCCGGTCGTGGCGAGGCGATCGGACTCGGTCGCCGACTTGATGAGCTCGTCCTTGGTCTCTTGGAACTCCACCGCCGCAGCCTTCCGCAGCAGTTTGTCCTTCAGCCGTGCGAGGTGTTCGATGTTCCGCACGGTGTCGTAGACCGCCCGCAGCTCATCGACCGATGCGTTCTTGTAGTTGACCAGCCGCGCCTCGTCGAGCAGCTGGTCTGGGACATTGACGATGAGGCCGAGCGCGGCCTGCTGCTCGGCGAAATCGGCCAGCGACTGGCGGCGGGCAAGCACCCGCAGCGGCACCCGCCGGAACTCGTACTTCTCGAGGATGGCGTCGATCTGGTCGAGGTAGCCGCCGCCGGCCTTCGCCAGCCGCTCGCGGGTCGCCTTCTTGTCGAACTTGTTGGCATAGTCGTAGATGCGGTCGAGCTGCTGCTGCGCCTTGCGGGCCTCGAGGTACATGTAGTGGTTCAGCAGCTCGCGCTGCTTCTCGGTCGCAGCCGCGTTGTAGTCCTTCCTGCGGATCGCGTCGAACGCCGCCTTCGATGCGCGGCGCTCGGCGAGCAGGTACTTTCCGGGCGAGATGTCCCGCGCCATCATCTGCCCGATGCGACCGGCCGCGGCTCGGGCGAATGCCTGCGGGTCGGCCATGGCGGCATCGACCATGTCCATGCCGGCGCGGCGCTGCTCAGCCTCCTCGCGGCGCAGGGCAGCGACCACCGGGCGCACCTGCCGCTGGAGCCGGCGGATGGCGACGAGCTCCGCCTTCAGCACGTTGGCCCGCTCGGAATTGTGGATAGCGGCCATCGCCTCGTCGGCGATCGTCCCGTCCATCCGCATGTCGCCGAACTCCGCAGCCATGCGGTTCGCGGTCTCGGCCTCAATAAGCTCCTTGCGCGGGCGCAGGTTGATAAGCGCCGTCATCAGCGCCTCGCCGCTCTCGAACCCTAGCATCTCGGCTGCGGTGTCGATGTCGGTGCCGCCGTCCTTGGTGTAGACCTTCCGCAGGAACCGGGGCATCCGCTTCAGGTACTCGGAGCCGAACCGGTCCTCGAGCGCCTTGCGGGAGAGTTTGACGGGGACGCCGTCCGGCAGCTTGCCCTCGGTCAGAATCGCGGCTGCGCGGTAGGCCGGCGAGGAGTCCACCTCCTCGGTGACCTTCTCCAGCATCTTGGCGCGCTCGGCCTTCCACCACTTCTCGCGCTCGCGCTGGTACTCGCGGATGAGCCGCCCCTGCAACTTCTCCTTCGCGGCCTCTCCGGCAGCCTCTGCGGTCTTCTTGTAGGCCGCGAACTCGGCCTCCGTCATGCCGGCATCCTGCGCGCTGGCGAACACCTCCCGCACGTCGAGCTCGGCATTGGCCGACTCGATCTCCTTGTCGGTCGCGTAGATGCGGTCGAACACGCCGCGGACATCGTCGTTCATCCGCACGTTGAGGTTGGTCAGCACCCGGTAGACCAGCGTCATCCACGCCCGCACCCGCTGGAAGATGGTCCGCAGCTCGGCGCTCGGGGCCTTGCCCTCCATCAGGTACGCCTCATTGGCGCGGGCGAACTCCTCATGCTGCTTGACGCCGATCTCAGCGCGGGACTTCACCCCGAACCACTTCATCAGCGTTTCGGCGTCGGCCTTGATCTGCGGACTGGCATCCGGGCGCTCGGCGAGATCGAGCAGCACCTCGAGGTAGAAGTGGCCGGTCTCGTGGATAAAGGTGGACAGGTCGGCCTTCTCAAGCAGCCCGATGCGGACCTTGCGGTCGGTGCCGAATTGGATGAACCCGCGCTTGTCTTCTGTGGAAGTAGACTGAAAAAGCGTTACGTCCCCGCCGCCATCTCCTTCGACGAAGTTGTCTTCGCCGACAGGAACTCGGCCCTCGCCTGCTCCACCATCTTCTTGTGCTGCTCCGGCGTCATCGAGAAGAGACTCGATTCCTGATCCACTGGCATAGCTAGCGGTGACTTTTCTTGCTGCTTCTTCATAGCTGATGTCCGCAGTTTGACGTGCGCCAAGTTCCCCGTAAAGACGTTTTTCATAGTACCACAGGATGGCTTGGATGTCCGCAACAGACAATGTTTTGCCTTTGCGCTCAAGCGTTTTCTGAGCTTGATTGACCGCATTTAGCATAAACGTGCGGTCGGTCGCATTAAAGGGGGCATCCTCTAGCGCATCAAATGCAGCCTTCCACAGCGTGTTAGCCGCCTTTTCAATTTCAGTTCCGCTCTTGAAGCCCTTGGCCTCATAGGAGTTGTGGTACTCCACGGTAGCCGAAATCGCCTCATCGTCAGAGATTGAGGCAGGATCAACCCCAAGCTTCTTGTCGGCAACCAGAAGCTGCTTGAACCTAGCCAGACCCTGCTCGGTCGGCTTGGTCAGCAAACTGCCTCGGTATCGATTGAAAGTACGAGACCACCATCGGTCCATGGTGAGGTAGCCGTGCGCGCCCATCAGGTTGGCATAGAACGCGCCAAGCTTTGGACCAAACTCAATCGCCGCCATCGGCATCTTGATGTGCGCTTGGTAATCCGACTTCATCTCGCCGCCGTTCTGCTTGGCGAGTTTCTTGAGATCGGAAATCGTGCGCTCCTGCATCAGGTACTCATGCACCTGCTCGGGCGTCATCTGGTCATACAGGCGCTGCAGCACCTGCAGGTTTTTGTCAATGGACGCTTGGCGCTGATGGCCGCGAGTTGTGGTGAACTTGCCCTCGGTTGCACCGCCGGGACGGAACCGACCGTAGATGTCCATCGCCTGCGCAAAATTAGGCACCACCTTCTGGCCGTCCGAGGTGATGGCAATCAGCGCGGTCATCGTGTTGCGAGCGGTCTTGTCGGCCTTCAGCTCAGGAAACGTCTCGGCCATGATGTCAATCGCCCGCTGGAACTTTTCCGAGTACCAACCGACCCCTGACTTCTCGGGGTTCTGCATCTCAAACTCAATCTCAGCAACCATCCACTTAGCAATCTTCGACACGGCCTCTGGACTTCGGTTGTCGGCAGCAATGCTTCCGTACTTGGCTCGCTGCCGGGCTTCCAAAGCAGCCGCAATTTCGCGGGTTTTGTAGGTTTTGTTTGGGTCAAGGCCAAACTTTTTTAGAGTTTCGCGGCCAGCCCTTACGGTGGCGGTCTGCGCAAACTGCACCCCAACATCGCCCATCCCCTCACTCGCCTTGGCGATGAGAGCCTTGATGGTCGCGTTGTCGGTCGTCGTGATGTCGATGCCCTGCTGCCCGAGGAACTGCTCCAGTCCCTCGAGCGCGTCGGCGAGCTCGGCCAGATCCGCCCGCTCCTTCCCGGGCATGAACACGCCATCGCCGCGGAACTCCCGGTCCATGGCGTCGAGGAAGGTCTGCTCGGTCTCGCCGACATCGAACCCGGCCTCAAGCGCAAGCTCGCGGGCTTCGTCGAACGTCATACCGGTCTCGGACACCAGCGCCTTCTCGCCGACCCGCCGGTTGTCGCGGTCCCAGAGCTTGGCATCGCGGGCGCCGAGCTCGCCGCCCTGATCCTGCACCCCGCCCCGCTCACGCAGGAACTCGGCCAGGGACTTGCCGTAGATTTCCCGCCGGCTCGGGATGTCGCCGCTGCGGAGCCGATCGATGAGGGGGTCGAGCGCGGTGTCCACCCCGGCCCGGGCCTGCAGGATGTCCGGCAGCGGGGTGACCACCTCCAACCCATACTGGCGGTGCAACTCCATCGGGTCCATGCCGCCACGCTGCGCCAGACTGTTTATAGCCCGCGCATAGAGGGTGGCATAGTTGTCTGCGGTCGCCCTGTCAAATCGCCCCAGAAGCTGCCCTAGGACCTCCTGCTTCACCTGTTCGATGGCGGGGGTCTCAACCTCCACCCCCTCCTGCTCCATCATGGTCTGGATCTCGGCCTCGACCTCCTTGCGGCGGGCCTCGAGCGCCTCCACCTCCCGGATGGTCAGGTCGCCCTGCGCCAACCGGACGTCCTTCATCAGGCCGCTGTGGTGCGGGGTCGGGGCGAGCCGGGTCGCGTAGGCTTCGATGGGGATGACCACGTCGCTGCCGGTGGCGACCGCCTCGGTGTAGTTGGTCGCGCCGACCTCATTGGCGACCTGCTCCGGGTCGACGTTCTGGCTCTGCCAATACTGGGTGAACTGATCGGCGGGGATGAAGACATTCTCAACCGGACCCTGCTCGCGGATGCGGGCGACATAGTCCTGGAACACCTGCGGCAGCCGCTCGCGGAGCTTCGACTCACCGGCCGCCTCGCCGAGCGCCTGCATGAACTGCTGGGTCTGGTTGGCCTTGCGGACCTCCCGCACGTTGCTGACCGCAGAGATTGTCGAACCCGGCAGGCCGACACCGGCACCGCCGGCAAAGCCCGCAGCGCCGGACTCCAGCACCCGCATCAGGTCGCTGTCTGCCGCCTCCGGCGCGAACTCCTGCCCGCTGACGCCCTGCGCCAACTCGCGCCCGAGGATGACTATGAGCTCCTGTATCGACTCGGTCACGCCTTCGATGCTTGCGGACTGCAGCCACTTCTTGCCCGCCTGCGCGACGGCATTACGAAAGGTCGGGCGCGCCAGCAGGGTCTTGATGGCCTCACGCGATCCCGCGCCGAGCAGCCGATCGATTCCAGGAATTCTCTTGGCAAGTGCGATGTCGCCGATTGTCTCAAGGCCGGCATTCAACAGGCCCGCCGCAGCCGCAGCCCCGCGCGCGACCGCAGGGTCAATCAACTGGCCGGACTCGTCCCGCATCTGCTCGTACTCAACGAACGCGAACCCGGCCTCAGACTTGTAGCTGTAGACCAGCGTTCCGAGCTTGTACCCGGCGCTACCACCCAATGCAAATGCGCCAGGGACTGTGAGGATCTCCTCCGGCACCGCCACCTGCGGACCCGCTTGGCCGAGGAGCAGCGCCCCACCAGCGCCGGCTGCAGCACCGATGATTGCGCCCTTGCCACCCTCGCGCACCGAGGACACCAATTGGCGCGCGGTGTAGCCGGTCTGCCCGAAGACCCACGCAATTGGATTGTCGCCGCGCTCCGGGGTCTTGCCCAGCGCCTGCATCTTGTTGAGCAGCTCGCGCCGCAATGTCTGTTCAGCAGGCGAGAGGAATTCGCCGGACACCCAACGCCAATTCAGCGGCTCCACCTGATCCATGATGGAGGCTTGCTCAATGCCCTGCCCAGCAGCGCGGAACGTCCGGTCGATGCGGGTCAGTACGCTGACATCGTCGCGCGCGACATCAGCCTGCTCCGCGAGGAAATTCGCGGTGACTGGCGAGTCTTTCACCAACCCGTCGTAGTCCACCTCGCCGAGGATGGCCTGACGCTCGATCTCCTTGCGGTCAATCCGCACGGTCTCCACCGGAACGTTGACCTTCTCAGCGAGCTTGCGGAGGTCGGCCTCGACATCCGGGTTGGTCTGCGCCGCGCCGTACATCGCCGAGCGCAGCGCATCGCTCTCCTCTTGGCGCATCAGCTCAAGGTACGGGTTTTCCTCCTCCATGAGGCGGCGATAGTCCGTCACTTGAGACGTCCTTTCGCCTTGAGGAAGTATGCCCGAATGTTCTGCTCGCTCACTTCCTTGCCGGTGGCGCGCAGCGCATCGGTAATCGCTTTCCTGTCGTCATCAGGAATCACGATTTCTTGCTCAGTCGTAGCCTCAAACAGCATCACTCTATTGGTTCCGAAAAGATTTCCGCGCACCGTCACATCAGAAAACAGCCGATCGACCTCCGCGTTCCGTTCTTCCGGTGTCAGCTTGCGACCCAATGCCCGCTCTCGCTCAAAGATATTCATGTCCAAGGTGATGAGCGCCTGGCCGGCGCGCTTCGCCATGGGTGTCCCAAACCTCGCTTCTGGGTTGATCCCCATCTCGGAGAGCCGCAGGTTCATCCGTTGCCTCGTGTTCAGAATCTCGGTCTGCGTCGCCTCCGGCGCGTTTATCAGGTCTGCTTGCAACCGCGTCAACTCCTTGAACTCGGCATCCTCGAGCTTGTTGCGGAGTGCCAAAAGATTGGCCTGCTTCAGCAGTTGCGGGTTGATCCGCAGGTTGTAGTAGACCTCCGTGTCGGTTTCAATCTTGCCGCCGCCGCGCAGACTGTCTGCGTAGTTTCTGACCTGCCCAATCTTGTCGCCGGGAATCGCCGCCCGCAGCGATGCAGGCAGCGCGGCGAAATTGCCGCCGTTCGCATCCAGCCTGCCGTAGACCGCAGCCATGACTTCCTGCTGCTGCCGCTCGCGATCGCGCAACTTGGACCCCAACTGCGCCAGCGCCTCACTGGTCGCGTCGTCGCGCACCCGCACATTGTCACCGGCAACCTCGCGCACCGCCTGACGCACCTCGGTCTCGCTCGGGATGCGATTGCCGAACGACCCCATCACATCGTCCGCAATACGCGCAGACGCCCGCAGGTCGGTTTCGGTCGCCACCTTGCCCTCGAGCTCCACAAGCCTCGGAGCCTTGATGGTCGATCGGTTGCGGTCGATGTACTGCGCAGCAAACTCTACATCCCCAGCATCGAGCGCCGAATTGACCACCGCCGAATGCACCTGGTCGATGTTGTCCATCTGCACCGCAAGCAGCGCGTCGCCGGTAATGCCGTTGCGGTCAGCCCAGAGCGCCGTATTCGTTGCGATGCGCCCGATGCTATCGTTTACCTTCGCCTGGTCGCGCCAGTTGAGCGCGGCTTGATTCGCCTCAGTGGCGACCGCCCCCTTGTAAACATTATCCCGGTACTGATCTGTCTCGCGCAGGACATGCCGCATCAAAGAGTCGTCGAACTCAGCCTCGGCCATTGCAGCCCGACGCCGGAACATGTCTTGCTGCCGAGTGTTCGGCAACCCAGACGCTACCCGCTCAATCGTTTTCTTGAAATCGCCCGAGTATTTGGTCATGAAATCAGGCGCTACCGCATCAGCGGCCTTCTTCGATGTAAACCCCGTCTCCGGGTTCATCATCAAATCGGTCTGCTGGTCGCGCAACTGATTGAACGCATCCTCAACACGCAGCTCGTCGAGGTCAGCCGAAAGCCTAGCAAACGCTGTAACCCCACGCGCCACGGCCTCGGCAGTCTCCGCAGCCTGAGTCCCCACAGCAGCGAGCCCACGCGCACTCGGCGTAGCGATGCGCGG